TGCTCAATGTAGGACTTGAGGTTCTTACCCACCCCGATCAGGTTAACCCCACCGAGTGTTACCCAGTTCCACAAAGACCGGCACAGACCTAAAAAGGTTGTACTAGAGATGCGCTCCCACCCGCCGATCTTCTCCGGCGTACCCTGACGGAAGCGAACCTTGTCCGACGAATACCAGCCCCCCTCCGTGGTGTAGCGGGTTCCCTCTCTATTAATTCCAGCGCGAAACGTCATCTTTTTTAGCATTTTGCTTGCCTTTTAGCTGCCCAATAGGCTTTTTTAGCTGCGCTAATTTTAGCTTTGGTTTCGTCTGACACGTTGGCTTTGATTGCTTTAAGCTTGGCAATAGTTTCTGGCGAGTGCTTCTTGCCGCGATGCGCCAATCTTTGAACTTCTTTTTGTTCGTCAGTTAAAGGTTTGCGTTTTGTTCCAAGTTGTCGCGCAGAGATAGCCAACCCAAATTCTGCTGGATGTTTTTTGCCTTTATTACTAGCTCCTATCTTCTTGCGCCACTCATCTGACAATGGGCCTCGAAGCTTTCCTAGTTTGCTGTGACGAATTTTTTCTTTGGTTTCATCAGAAGCAGGCTTCCTTACGTTTGCATTCCATGCTTTGATAGCAGCAATGTGAGCTTCAGACAATTTTTTGTTTTTATGTGTTTCGCTTATTTTTTTTCTTATCTCTGGTGTATGCACTACTACGCCGCCAGCATTTAAGTTGTAGCATGGAACGCCTTGTTTAAACATAGCTTTAATTACGACTGTTTCAAACACTCGGCACACGTCGTATGTATTAACAGCAAGAATGGTTCTAGAAAAATCTTCGGGTCGCGCCTTGTACTCTTTTAACATGTGTTTAGACGATGAAATATAGCCATCGTCCAAATGGCCTTTGTGAAAGCCTACATATAACTTGTTAGACAGTTTGTCAGTCCAACAGTAAACAAAAGAGTTGAAGTCAACCATGAAAATTACGCCTTTAGCTGATGGCGATGTTGTCAGCCAGTGCCGCTACCTCTTTGACTCTACGTTCCCAGCCACCTTTGTAGGTCTCCCAGTTCTTGAGAGACTTCATGTAATCCAACCGGGCTTCACTAAACTTGTCGATTAGATCATCTATGTTTGCGTTGGAAACCGCTGCCAGTGTAGCCGGTCCAATAGCACCATCAGGTTTAGCTCCAACACAAGCCTGAAGCGTCATAGCTGCTCTACCCGGCCCGGAGTTAACGCCCATGTCAAACACCATATAGTCCACCCCTCGCGGGAGGGAGTCGGCTTTGATGCTATCCCAATAGAGCTTCTTGTAGAACGGATTAACTTCATCTCTCGTAAGAGCCCGCATGTCGTCATGCGTGACGTGATGACCGACATACTCTTCCCATGCCTTCTGGGTTACACCGAGATTCGTACATCCGGGCCTCCCGTCGGAAAGATGGTTTCCGGGGTCACGCGGGTCATCCGTGAAGCCACCTTCATGCTCCATTAGCTTGTCAAACGCTAACGCCCAAGTCTCTTTCATTTCTTGTTCCCAAAGATCTTTTCAGCCGTTCTACCGCCGAAGTAGGCCAGCATAATTAACTGACCCCATTCACCCAGCAGCTTGACGTATGACTCGTTAACGCTGACGCCGAACGCAGAGGCAGACGCAAATACGAAGTATGCGCCGAGAATTGCAATAAGAGTGAGCGGACGGATGTTCTTAGACAGCCATGAATCGCTGCCCATGTCAGATTGCCAACGCTCTGTTGTATTGGTCTGTTCGATCTCAAAGAGCTTGGTGTTATTTGCGATCTTGGCAAGTTCACCGCTTTGCTCTAAAGCTGCAAGCTCCTGCTTAGCCTTAGCGGCTGATTCCGGGTCCGGAAGAACACGGTCTAAGATCTTTGAGCCTACTTCGAGCAACGGACCCAGTGGCAGCATTTTGTTTCCTTGTTACTCTGCAAGCTGAAACGTCAGGTTCTTGTGCTTAGGGTAATTAACCGTCCGCTCGCCCTCTGGGCACTTGTACTTGATGGTTGCAAGCAAAGTGGCTTTTCCGGGCTGCATCTCAGACTTGACGCTCAATGTATAGGTAAAGGTGTCAATCTCTGGACTGGCTGGGCCGGAGAACTTGGGGTTCGATGGAACCGCCTCATGCACCATGCCCTTGCCGTCTCGGATGCTTGGGATGAACGATTCCACCGAGCAATCATCGCGCTTCTTGATCCTCGCTACCGTGACCTCAATCGGTTGCCCGACCTGTGCGGAAGGGATCTTAAAGTGATCCGGCGCCCACTCAATAATCGCTCGATCAAGCCAGCCAAACTTATCCACTAAAGTGTAACTACCCCCCAGTGCAGCAACACTGGCAGCAACAGCACCGAGGGTTTTGGGGATGTCAATCACTGCGGTTCCGCTAATTGCAGTTGAGACTCAGCCTGTGCTTTAACCTTCCCAAACACGGCTACAGCCATCTCTAGAGGTAACTTACCTAAACCTGCCAACAGGACGTTTAGCTCATCAATCGTCAGCGTGATAGTGACTTCTTTCATGCTTTCATCTCCGATCCCGTTTCTCGCTTAACACTAAAATAATTTTTCATTATTTCAGAATGCCGCGCTTTAAACTCCGGGGAACTCCATAATATTTTTAATTTGTTTAATACATCTGGCTGAAGTTTTCTGCCCGTCATTGCTTTGCGTTTTTTTTCACTTGACTCAAGCGACATTTTTCTGCCTGTTCTTTGCTGGCTCATTTGTAAACGTTGCTCTAGTGTAACCGGCGTCTTTCGTTTGTAGGTTTTGCCTAATGTATTTGAAGGCTTGCCTTTTTTGGCCGCAGACATTTTTGCCTTTGTTTCTTCAGACAGCTTTTTGCCTGTTCTACTTTGCGTCATTTTTGCTTTGGCGGCATCCGAATGCTTTCTGCCAGAACTTGCAATTCGCAGTTTTTGTTTTGTTTCTTCTGAAACCGTTCTACCTGTTTGACGTTTACGAAGAGTTTCTATATGCGATGCAGAAAGTTTTTTCCCTTTGCTTGCCTGAGAAATCTTTGTTACAGCTTGCAACCTAGCCGCATGATACGTTTTAGATGTGATTCTAAACCCATGACAACACGCCATAGTCCAAAATGCGTTTGCCATTTGATCATTTCTATAACTTTTCCACAAAAGCCAATGCGCGATAAAATGCATTCGCAATGACAATCGCACAATATTCTTTGTGCTATTGTCTCCCCCCATTGACCTCGGAACAATATGATGCTTTTCCGCAGGCCCATTTGGCGGATTGTTTTTTGCATATTCAATCAACCGGTTATACCGGTTGAAACTTAATTGGCTGACGATTGTTGCCATGGGGGCGGCAAAGATACAGTGATTGGCCGACGCTGAAGCTCGATCTGCTGCTGCACTGCCGCTTCCGTCGCGGCCTTGTCTACGCCGTTCGCCCAGATCCATCCCAACACTTCGTCTTGCGTGAGTTGGTCGTAAGGGACAAAGCTCGCCGGGTTCGGGCCGGGAACAGAGCAGGTGGAGTAGACAGAAGCGGAATAGCCGTCTTCGGTTGCCGAGCAGCGCCAGTGAACATTGAACACAACATCGCTCAATCCATCTTCTGAGACTTTGCAGTCCATTGCCGAAATTTGCCAATCCATGATTAAGCTCCTTGTTCAAGTTGCGCTACGCGAGCGCGAAGAGATTGCAGTTCTGCAACGATGTTTGCAATGAACTCGGCTGAACCGTATTCCATCGCTTGCATGACAGGTTTGCCGTCTGCGTCAACAGCGTCTTTGGCTCCGACAACAGTGCCGGGGCTTACCTCTTGGACTTCGTGAGCGATAAAGCCAACACCCTTTGTGCCATCAGCCTTCCAGTTCCAAGTTTTAGGCTGAAGTGCATCAATAAATGCACCACTGTTGGTTAGCGGCTGCGGGTTGTCTTTAAGGCGGTAGTCAGATGAGGTGTTGTAGGCGACTGCCGTTGTTCCATTTTGACTAATAGAGCCAATCTGACCATTGTTGTAATAAAACTTTACATATTCTACCCCAGAGGCAGTGCCATTAACGTGTCCAAAAACAGACCACGCATTGCCCGGAGACGATGCAAAATAATTTGTATCCGCAAGTAGAGCAGTCGTCCCAACAAAAAAATTCCCATCGCTGGTGATACGCGCCGCATCCGCTGGCGCTGAACCTGATACTTGGAACGCATCCGTAGACCCGGCAGTTCCTGCACCCTTTACTCTAAAATCCCCACCGCTGGTGATACGGGCGCGTTCGGTGCCACCGTTGGTACCAAAACGCATATAGTCGCCGTTATGCTGGTAGTCAATATACCCAGCATATTGCGCTCCACCTGTGGTCCCATCCGCAAAATTGATTGTTGACGCGCCGGTTGAACCAGCAGCAATCGTAATGCCGTTGTTGCCCGATGTGGTGCCTACAACAAGAGTCCTAGCAGCAGCATCAAAACTACTGGGGCTTGTGGTAACAATCCCCAAATTCCCACTAGCATCCAGCGTCATTGCTTGGGTGAAGGTGATGGGGTCGTTTGCGGTGCCGGAGGGGGCGGTGTACCAAAGGTGTTTTCCGCTGCTTGAGTTATAACGAGTTGCAAAACCTGTATTGATGTAGTTCCAAGTAGAACCACCAGAAGTTAAGAAAGCGTTATTTCCAATTTCAAGCGCAATATTATCAACAGCGTAAAAAGAAGCCTGTCTAACTTGTGCGACTGTTGAACCAGATGTATACCAAGCACTAGGCGTCACCCCCAGACCGAGGTTGCCGGAGGCGTCGAGCAACAACGAAGAAGCCGGAGCCGAACCACTGAACTGCACCGCATCCGTAGACCCGGCAGTTCCTGCACCCTTTACTCGGAATGTGCCATCGGAGGAGATGCGGGCGCGTTCGACTGGGCTGCTACCGGCAGTTGTTGAAAATCTTATGCTTCCAGTTTTGGCGGTAGTGTCATCTGCAACCATAGCTAGATAGCAATAATCATGCTCTGCACCAGTATTACTTACCCCTCTGAAATTAAGATAAGAGCCACTACCATTTGCGGTTCCAGCATTACGCATCGCAAAACTGGTGGCAATTGAGCCAGATGCTGTTGTGGTCGCTGTAACACCGCCATTGTTGGTTACGACAGTTGTACCACCAACGACAAGCGAACCGTTAGCATCCAGCGTCATTGCTTGGGTGTTGGTAACATTCTGACCTGCTGTGCTGGTATTGGTTGTGTACCAATAGTGCTCACCCGTGTCTCCACGAAGCAGGTATCTCGGGGCGTAACCGTCGTTGATAAACTTGGAAGTTCCGGCATTATTGACGTATTGATTGGTTGCTAGAACCGTAAAGTTTAGAGAGGTCGATGTATGACTGGAAAGAGCGCCTGACGCTCCAAACTGCATTGCCTTGTAGTCAGTTGCCCAGTCTGTTTTAGGCGTCACCCCCAGACCAAGGTTGCCGGAGGAGTCGAGGCGCATGGACTCGGATGTGGTATTACCTGCAACAGTTAAAAATCCAAGACCAACAACACCGCCTGTGGTATTTCCGTTGATTGCAACAATGCCAGCAGGTTGCGTATCTGATTTCCCGACAAAAGCAATACCAGCGGCTGACCCACTTGTCACGCTTTGGTCATTCCTAATTTGTGCAACACGCCAAGTTGATAAAGTGTTGGGAACAAACGCACCATTAACTGCGCTGTTAAAAACCTCCAGTTTTGCTCCCGGCGCATTCGTCCCAATCCCAACCAACCCACCACTAGTCGTCACCAGCGTATCTACAGGCGTAGAGCCGTTAAAACTGATTGCCTGTGTAGATCCTGCTGTACCAGCACCTACTATGTTTAGTGTGCCAATATCGGTGATACGGGCGCGTTCGGAGCCGCCAGTATAAAACCCCATCAAAGCAGATGGCGTTCCTTGAATATAAATACCGTTATTACCGCCAGTATCAAAAATTGAACCACCAGCATTTGGTACTTTATAAATTGCCCCAGTTGTTGTAAGCGCAAGATTCGTCCCATCAAAAGTCAGCGCAGACCCAGTAGTAGCAACCTTAGATGCGTTGAGATAGACAACACCGTTAGCAGTACCGCCAGAAAGTGTCAGTGCATTAAGAGTGACGTTAGTAGCAGTGTCGTAGTACACCGACCTGCCAGCGGGATAGGTACAGAAGACATCCTTTGTCCCGGCGGAAAAGTTAACCGCTGACCCACCGTTGGAAGAGGCAAGGATTGTGTCCCGACTAAGCGTGGTTCCTGAAGCGGTATACGTACCAATTCCCACCTCCCACTCGTTCGCTCCCGGCAGGTTGATGGTGTAGTACGTGGTATTCCCATTCCCGATAGCTGAGAAGCTCTGGAAACCTGCTACCGCCCCAGCGAGCGTAATTGTCCCGGTCCCAAGAGTGGTGGTCGTTTCTCTAACACGGTCTTTGACGACTAACGGCATACTTCACCTATACGGTAGGAATGATTGTCCAGCCTGTTCCCGGGCTGACCGTAATCTGAATCCAATTTGCATTCTGAGTGTCATCTACCGGTTCCCATAAGCCCCGGCGAGTAATACTGTCTGATCCGGTCGCGGACTCAGACACAGAAGCCAAGAACGTCACGTTTGTATTAACTGTATCCGTCGCAACAGAAGATTCTGAAATAGAAACTACAAAGTTAACTATTGTAGTTAATGAGTCAGAACCTGTCGTGGATTCAGAAATGAAATTGGGGAAGGTAACAATAGACGATACCGAGTCCGCTCCAGTGCTGGACTCCGCTACGCTAGAGTTTATTTGGAATGTAGAGGAAACAGTATCTGAACCTGTAGAGGCCTCAGATACCGTAGAGATAAACGCTGCAATACTGCTGACTGAATCCGAACCCGTTGCAGATTCAAAAATGGCCGGAGAGTAAAACGTACCTCCAACCGTTGAGAACGGAAGTTCTGCAAAAGACCCGGTTGAAAAGGCCATATCCCACCATATTAAACAGCGAGCAGATTATCTTCCAAGAACCAGCGCTCTTGTTCATTCCCGTCAGCATCTACCCACTTTAGAAGACAGTACACATTACCGTCTTCATCCATCCGGAGCGCTAGAACAGAGCCTGACGGCGTTACCTGCCGGATCTTGACCGTATCACCTTTTTTAAACTTGGTAGCCATTTGCTAACCTTTCTTGAATGCTTTTGAACGTTTTGCCGTGTAATACATTCAAGACTGTTTTTTTAGACACGTTCAAACAAGTTGCAATTTTTTGCGCCGACATCAATGGGTAATTGTCTTGAATAAAACTAACATCTTTTTCAGACAGCTTAGCATTGCTATTTCTTTCAATTGGTTTTGACAACGCTTCTTCAACTGTCATCCCGCTTTTTAAACGGTAACTAATTGCACCATGAGAACACTTAAGTTCTTGCGCCCATTCTGCTAGGCACTTGGTTTGACCCTGAAACGTCAAAAACACATTGTTCCGCTTGTTTCTAGACTGCTCAGCACGGCTAGCCCACCGACAATTTTCAGGGCCATACGGTCCATTGTTATCAATACGCTCAAGGCTATAACCTTCTGGCCTGTCACCCATGTCTTGCTGAAAATTTTTAAACCCAGCTCGGCCATGCCAGCGCTCTACAACATAAATACCGCGCGCTCCGTAATTCTTGTATGCCTTAACATTTTGATCATAACAGCGATTGTGCATGGCACGAAACGTTAAATACAATTTGCTCATAGACTATCTCCCTTGATAGGAAGATAATCATGTCGCCTTTTTTAGGCTGCGTCAAGGCTGAACTGGTAGGATACAGTGAGAGTATCACCGTTCACAACGCTCCTGTCCCCGGGAGACTGAAAATCAGCGGCGGAGAACAAGATTCCAGTATTACCCGGGCTTTTAGCGGCAACCGACGTTAAAAACGCGCCACCAACCGTTACTGAACTCGTAATGCTATACGTGGCAGGCGAAGCTGAGTTGCTAATAACCGACGGGTCAGCAGTGGTTGCCGTACCAAACACGCATTGCGGGCGATTTGCCCCTGAATAGTCAGTCACTTCCGTCCAGCCGCCATGAGACGACATCGTATCGCTGGCATTAGGCGTATTGGAAGCGCCAGCACCGTACAAGCCAATATACCAAGCAGCGGTGTAGCTAGTACCTGTAAAGTACTTGGTGTTCATGTCTTGTAGGCCGCCATTGACTACAAGATTATGGGACTCTGCTTCCCACTTAAAATTACCGTCTTTATCCCGAGCGGTAATCTTAAACACACCACCGGCTTTAGAACCTTCTTTCATTTTCCACCTCAATTGCTGGAACGGAGCAAAGCCGTTGTAGCTGTATTCCCCGGCATTGCTACCGTAAATGTATTAGTGCAGGTTTTGTCTGAACCAAAGTCTAAAACCGCGATAGATCTGTTTGCCTTGCTAGCATTGTAAAGCAGCGCACACCGTGTAGTAAATGCCGCCGGAACCCATAAGACATTATTGAACGTCACCCACGCTGTATATCCACTGCTACTAATAGCCGCCCCGGTGACTACGTTCCCACCAGCGCTGTACCCAGTCCCGGTGATCTCGTTAGCACTTGTATAAACAGTTGTAGAAGCGTCTAGATTGGCATCTGCCGTATACAGGGCAAGCTTTAATGTGTCAGTCGTTAGATCATGAATGCCTTGATATAACTCTGCCTTAAAGCTCGTGGTTTGGGTCTGGACGATCATTTAACAGGGTTCCTTACTTGACCGTCGCGGTAAGCATCCATCCTCTGCTTGCCATCGCCCAGATTCTTAAGCAGTAACAACGATTGACCATACATATCGTTGTACACCCCAATCTGATCCGGCTCCGCCTTCAAGAACCTAGCCGCTTCTACCAGCGTGCCATTCAACAAGGCAGAATCAAAGTTATCCCCAAGCCAAGTAACACCGCTGGCATTTGTAACCGTCACAACCGGGATGCTAAATCCTGAACCCGTCCCGCCGATACTGGATGCAGCACAAGACAACGTATTCCCTACCGCGTAGAACACGCCCGGGTTCTGAATGGTGACAGAGGTAACAGCGTTACCAGACACAACAATCCTAGCAGTCGCCCCAGATCCAGAACCACCCGTGAGCGGTACACCGTTGTATGTCCCGTTGGTGTACAACGAACCAGCGGTGATAACACCTAGAGTGTTAAGCGCACCCTGAACGATGGACTCAGGATAGTAGTAATAATGAAGCTCTGCGTAATACGCCGTGTCCGGCGTAGGCCCGACAATAAAAGAAAGCTCTGTTTCTAAGTCTGACCGGGGACCAAAGATAGCGTAGTGCTTAGGAGTCCCTGTCGAGTTCGGAGGAGGATAAGCTTCACGAATGAAGTTCACATCCTTGTTCAACAGATACGTATATGTACCGGTGTTGATGTCTCCACCCGTTACCCCCGTAATGACCGCGAGGGAATAAACAGACAAGAAGTCCGTAGGAGCCGATAAGTACTGATTGTTAGCGGTAAATTGTCCGTAGACGTTCTTACGCAGGTTGGCAATTTGAACAGTGTTATAGATCTTCTGTTCAGCCTGCCTAACCAGCATAGCCATCTGAGCATCAGTGAAAGTATTCTCAATGATGTCTTCAACATTTGCTGCTAACTCTGTGTACTGCATAGCTTAAGCCATCGGCCCCCGGGCCATTACACCTTTAGTCGCCACCCCAGTACCACGAATCTTGATTCCAGAGGTCTTAACGTTCTTTTCCGGATATCCAGAGTTCTTAAGGTCTACCTTCGGAGCAGGTTTTGGCTGATTGGAATCTTTCTTCATCTCAGATCCCCGCTTTGCGTACCGACCGCATGGGTTTCATTTGATTGGCAACCTTAGCAAGGTTCCGACCCATCTCTTTCATCTGGAGATTGGTCTTACCACCCCTAGCAAACTTCGTAAGAGGTTTACCGGGGTGCATCGCTTTCTCGTGTTTGTGAACCGCTTTCTTGGCGTCCATGATAACTCCTACGTTGTTACTACTGACACAGTTCCAACAGATGTGATGGCTACAAGATAGTTAGGCGTCAATCCAGCGTCACTAGAACTTGCCCCGCCAACCGGGTTCCACCCCCACTGTATATCCCTAGATCCACCGGAAGGGAACCCGTCATCATTCGTTCCTGACGTTACATACGTCGTATCCCTTCTAGGATTACGCAAAGCCTGCGGGTCGTCTACAGGATACATCCCTAATTGCAACTGCGGGTGATCGGGCGACCAACATTCATTGCAAACAAGCAGATTGTACCGCTTAGTCTTAACAATCTCTTCTTTTAGTTTGTGAAGCCTAAATTGGAAGCCGCAAATATCGCACATGGCGATTGCGATTTTCCCGCTAGCAAACTGGTTACCCATGAAGCACCTTTGGCGGTTTCGCCGGGGTCTTCATATCAGCACGGATATCTTGCAACATCTTGCGCAGGTCTAGTCTTGCTTGCATCACTGCGTCTGGAATCGGATTTGTCTTGTTACCGTATTTACGGCCATCTGCCGAGTACATAGGGTACTTTAACGCCACTTCTATTTGAGACGCTTTAACAACGCTGTAAGGTTGAATAGCTTTTAAAAACTCAATCGCTTTTTCATTTCTTACAGACCACCGGTATTGCACTGCCCAGCGACGACCGTTGGGGGTTCTATGTTCTGCGCTAGTAATCCCACCGCCAAACACATCTAGATACTTCTCTAAACATGGAAGACTGGTTTGCGTCACAGTTGCATGAAGGCTAGTGCGGACCTTGTGTATACACCGATCTTCTTTCGCCATCTCAACTAATACGCAGCCTTCTCCATCAAAGAAGCCCGCAGCCCATGCAAGAAATAACGGGTCATTCATGAGCTAGCGCCGCCAATAAACATCTGCCTCGGAACGAAACGTACGGCAGCTTTTTCACGGTCTTCCCCGGCTGCAATATTGAACTGCTCGTCGTATACCTCTTTTAACATGGGTACACGGTTCATAAGCTCAGGCACTTTCATTGCAATGTGATATGCAAGACCTGCTACTAAACACGGTAAGAACCTGAAATTCATATCTGCCGTCTGTAAACCTGCCCCGGCGTCCTGTACCCGCCTTAAGTACCAATATACAAACTGATACGTCTGCGTGTTATCCGGCGTGGGCCAGACAGTGATAGCAGGCAGATTCGGGTTATACACAGCCGTACCGCTAGAGTGAGAGGCAGCAGTTGTCCCGTTCTGTGCTCTAAACACGTTACCTAGCGTATTCCCGTCTAAGTATCCGTAAGCGATATCTTCGCTATCAATCCGGATAAACCCGGCATACGGTAAGTTGGCAGTAGAGCTTAACGTGATAGTCGTCGTGGAATCATTGATAGATCCCGACAACGTAGCCCCGGTGGGGCTTACAGACCCTGATAGTCTCTGAATCCAAACCTGAATAGGTCTGGCTTGTTGTAACTTATTGGGAATCGTAGCGTATGTAGATACGCTGATACGAGTGATGTTTAAGTCAGCCTGTGTGGAAGAGGAATTAGCACCCGTCCGGATAACCTGCTCTAACAGGTCAATCGTATCCAAAGGAAGAGCGTACGTATTAAGACCGGGAGTCAACGTAATGGCACCTTGGTTGAAGGTCCACATGTTGATACCACGGTTCTGCCACTCTATCGTCATCAGGTTCATAGACCTGCGGGCTGTACGCAAGTCATAACCTGACCGCATTTCCCGGCCAGCCCTCTCCCACGCCTCCTCGGCAATTTCCGAAAATTCTAAGTTGAATAGCGTGGTGCCGGAGGTGGTCATCTAAATCTCGCTGTCTTTTCAGCTATCTTTTTAGGCTGGGCTACAAACTGCTTGCCTTTGGCTTTCCCGGCTCGCTTGGCCTTTGTAGTCGCTGCGTACTCTTGCGGGCTAAGGGACTTAATAGCTGCCTCTGGGAGATACCGCTCGCCCGTCTTAGATGACGGCTTACCGGACCGTGTGGTCCATTTCTGGCTACCCCAGTCCTTGAGCGATTTCTGCGGAGCTTTCAATCTTTATAACCCCCGCCACGAGCTTTATATTGCTTGGCTAGTAGCTGGGCCTTGCGGGCCGACCATTCGTTAGCCCCCGTACCCTGAACCGCTTGCGCCTTGATCTTGTTGAACAAGGCTTTGCGCATCCCGGGCTTGGTGTAGTTGCCAGCTTCGTTCACGCGGCTGACCTTCCCACCTTCTGCATACTCGTAGAAAGCTGTGTCATCCCGCCGTTGCTTGCGCTTAGGCTTAGGCATTTTGCTGGGGCTAATAGCGCCCATGCCGCGTGAACTCATCATGACGATCTCCTAGATCATCCGGCCTTTGGTCTTACCGCGCTGAGCAATACCATCGGCGCGGCGAGAGGCAGACCCAACGGAACCGCCCTTTTTAAACCCATCACGAGGAGCAGACGGACCCGTGGGAGGCCGAGAAGATCTGGGATCACCCATAACCAACACGGACCCATCATCAAACGCGGGCGGCAACGTTGGTGTTTCAGTCGCCATTTGCGTGGGCAACATTGTCCCATCATCATTACCGATGTTTACCTCGGGACGAGGTGGCAACGTTGGTGTTTCAGTCGCCATTTGCGACCGCCCTACGCCTCTTGCTTTAGAAAACAACCCCCGCCGCGCTGTTGGCTGAGGCGAACGCTGGGGCACCGGAGGGGGAACACGTTTTCGGCCAAACATTTTATACAAACCTCCCTTTGGTCTTGCCACGCTGAGCACAGCCATCTGCCCGCTTAGATGCAGAGCCTACAGAACCACCTTTGGCGTATCCAGCTTCTTGATAAGCCTCGTACTCCCGGGCGGCTTCAGGGACAGACTCACGCATAGCCTTAGCTGCACGGATATCATCCCGGGCAGACTTAGCCATCGTCGGCATCAGACGGGACAGAAAGTCTTGCTCACCAGCAATACCTTTCTTCATCATCTCACGGGACTGTTCTAACTTAGCCCGCTCTTTTTCGGTAGGTTTGCGATAGTTAGGCATATCAGCACTTCCCGCCGCCCATCATGCGGACCTGCATACCTTTGGTCTTGCCTTTCTTGACAATACCGTCAGCAGCTTTGTGACCAGCAGCAAGACCGCCGGAAGCATAGGCCTTACCACCGCCCATCATCTTCTTAGCCATGCCACCCTTTTTCATCCCGGCCTCGGCCATCTCATGTTTGATCATGGACTTGGGAGCGCCTTTCTTTTTCATAAAGGCAATCTCTTTACCCATCATAGCTTTCGACTCTTTCATTTCGCCACCTTGGTTGAATTTACGGCCCTTATCGGCCTGCATGAATTCCTTGCCAACCTTCTGCGGGATGCCAAGGCGTTTAGAAGCTGCGGGGTCATTAGCGACCATCGCCATCAGGTTGTGTTGAGCTTTGGTCTTGCTTGGCATTTGCCCTCCCAGTAAAACCTTTTACTGTGTCGGTTTCCCAGATTCGGATTGCAAACCATACTACGGTTAACATCCCGCCAATCAAACCAACAATAGGCGGAAACCATTGCATAAAACCGGCAACGCCCACAACAACGGCAGCGCCATCAGCAGCGGTTTTGATTTCGTTTGCATTCATCTTAACAAGCCCATTTCCTCAAACTTTTGTTGATCCGGCTGTTTGGGTCATTCGCGGTTTTTGCGGAAGTCA